ATCTGCCACGGGTCGGCCAGGAGGCCCGCCGCGAAGTCGCCGTAGAGCAGTTGCGACCGGAGCGGCTCGGGCAGCGCCATCAGCTGCCGGCCGTAGTCGGTCCGCATCAGATACGGGTTGTCGGCCAGGCGGGCGCGGAAAAAGGTCCGGGACTGGGGCCGCACGATTTCGGGGCCGTCGGGCCCGTCGATCTCCGCCGTCTCGCCGGGGCCGGCGACCTCGCGGTCGGAGCCGTCGACGTGGAGGAACCACCGCAACTCGCCGTCGGCGGCCGGGTTGGGATGCTTGTCGTCGACCCACGGGGCGAAGTAGCGGACGACCCACTCGCCCTCCTTGGTCGTCGGCGGATTGAAGGTCATCACGCACTGGCAACGCTGGCCGACGACGGTCGTGCGGAGCCAGCCCATGAAGAGCCGAACCTGCGTCTCGCTGAACTCGGTCGCCTCGTCGATGCCGAGGAAGTCGTGCGGGCGGCCCCGGAACTTGAACTTGTCGTCTTCGTACTGGCAGGCGGCGAACTCCAGCGTCCGGCCGCCGTGGAGCCGCCAGCGATTGTACTGGCCGCCCGCGAACCGGCCCCGGCCGGCGACGAGGTCGCGGGACTCGTCGATCAGGCTGTCCAGCAGCGGGTAGAGGCGGCGGAAGATGATCGCCTTCCGGTGCTGCGTCAGGGCCTTGCCGAGCAGGAACTGGCTGTTGTGGGTGACGATGAAGTCGTCGGTGATATAGAGTCCGTTGGGGTTGTCGACCGTTATGCATCGGGCGTAATCGCGCCCCGTCGGCTCGACCGAGATGACTCGGTGCGAGGGCCACACGTCTCCTCCGTTGTACGCCCTCGCCCGCTCAACCTTGCGAGGCATGCCGAAGAGCCGTTCCTGGTGGACTCCCCGGACGTAGAGGCGATAGGCGAGCCGGCCTTGCCGCTTCTCGCCCTTGTGAGTGAACGTGGGCGTCTTGGACGAGAGCGTCGCCTTGAAGCCGAGCGACCGGACGATCCATTGAACGTCCTTCGCGAGTTGTTTCGAGACGGTGACGAAGTCGATGTGGCCCCGGTCGTCCATCGACCCGTCGCTATCGAACAGGCCATGGATGAAGGCGAAACGGACATCGGGCGGCGATAGCTTGATCCGCTCGGGGATGAACTTATCCCATGAATGGCGATTGAGCAGGCCGTCGCGACGCAGGAGTTCCTGCGGGGAGTCCTTCTTCTGGCCGACGGCCCCGCTGATGCGATAGGCGATCCCGCCGCCGTCGGCCTGTACCGAGGCGACCCGGTAGAGCGTGCCGAGTTCCGCCCGCACGGCATCGACGGTTTCCTGATCGGCCGTCGTGAAAGTAACCGACTGGTCGGCCAGATACCCGTCACCGACGAGTACGCCGAGGGTGTAAGGCGGCAGGAACGACCATCGGCCCGGGGCGGCCGTGAAAGATGCCGGGGCTGTCAGCGGGAGCAGCACGCCGAAAGGCCGATCTCCACGCCCCGTGGCCTCGACCGATGTGGCGACCATCCCCGCCATCTGGCCGGTCGTCATGATGCGGCATCGCTGGGCGAGGCGTAGATTCCACTCGTCCTCTGACCGTAGGCCCGACGGCACGACTGGGATGTCGGACCTGCGACGCTTGCGTTTTCCCGAGACCGAAACGGCCCAAAGGTGATCGCCGCTGGCCTCGACCGAGGCCCCGTCGGCGAGAGTGACCCGATAGAAATCGAGCCGGCCCCGATCGTGGATCGCGAGGACGCGGGCGACCGTGCCATCCGGGTTGCAGACCTGATCGCCGACCACGATATCGCCGATCAGGCGGAATCCCTTCGGGGTGAGAACTTTGGTTTCCATGTCCTCATTATACGACGGCACAGCACGGTCTGGACATCGTCCCGCTTTCCCGCCGCCGGCCTGGCCGCCGTAGCCGATCACGTCGGCGACCGACCGGGCGGCCCGCTCCTGGGGGCTGTCCGGGATCGGGGTCCAGAGCGGGGACAGGGGGGCGTCGTCGGGGTCGCCGGGGCGGGGTCCGAAGGCGGCCCGCTCAATGGCGCCCATTACGGCCGGCGCCAGATTTCGCAATTGGGTCGATGGGGACGTTTCCACGCAGGGCCTCGACGAGCCGGGTGAGGTCGAAATTGTCGCGGAACTTCTCGGGGCGGTAGGCTTTCAGGAGGAACATGAGCAGGTTGTCGGAGAAGTCCTTGACCGTGTCGATCCTGGTGCCCTGGAAGTAGATCGGGCGGTCGACGCCGTGGGCGGCGCGGCGGTTGGCCTCCATCTCCAGCATGTCGACGCCGTCCTGGATCGCCTCCTCCCAGTCGGCGGCGAAGGCGGCGTCCTTGGCCCGGTGGGTGTAGGCGGTGCAGCGGGAGACGCCGGCCTGGAGCAGCGCGAAGCGGACGACGGGGGTGTGGCGGAGGGCTGCGATGAATGCGGGCTTCCAGGAGTTCGGGGGGCGTCCCTGGCTTTTCGGGGTTCTATCGGTTCGCTTAGGCATAGCGGTCGCTCGTATCATCCTGGGTCGGGGTGGTCGGGTCGTCGGGGTTGCGGAGCCGGTCGCAGATCTCGGCGACGAGGCCGGGTATGGGGGCGAGGCGTGGAGAGCGGGGGTCGAGGCCGGCGGCGAGCAGGAGCATGCGGACGGAGCCGGCGAGGTCGTCGGGCTTGACGGCGAGTCGGCCGACATCCGGGGTCCGGGGCTCGGCCGGGATGGTGGCGATGCGTGCTTGGAGGCATCGGGAGCAGAGCGAGGCGATGGTGCCGGTCGGCAGGGGGTCGCCGCAGCCGGGGCAGGGGCGGGGCGGGGCGGTGGGTCCGGGATCGGGGGTCGTCATGGCGGGGGTGGAGGTCCGGCCGGGACGCGGATGAGGACGTGGTCGCGGACGGCCTCGGCGACGGCCTTCATCATGAGGGGCGGGACGGAGTTGCCGAGTCGCATCCACTGCTGGGCATAACTGCCGGTCAGGACGAAGTCGTCCGGGAAGGCGCAGATCCGCCGGAGTTCGGCGATCGAGAATTTCCGCTTCTCGGTCGGACGGGTCACGCCCGCGAGGCCGGAGCGGCCCGAGGCCGCGGTCATGGTCGGACATGGGATGTCGGGGTCGGGCTCGACCGAGGGACACGCGGCGCCGACTCCGACGGCCGGGGCCACGACTTTCGGCATCCGTCTGATCGACGCCATGACGGTCCTCATCGGTATCGCGGAATCCTTCCAGACCCGGTTGGCCTCCGTGTCGCCGCCAGAAAACTGGAGATCGAAGCCGACCCGGGCGATCCAGGGGCATGCGTCGCGCACCGTGTAGCGATACGGCAACGGCGACGGGAACGGCGGGTCGAGGCCGAGGTCGTCGCGGACGCCGACGAAGATGATCCGCTGCCGGGACTGGGGGACGCCGAGCCACTGGGCGTCGAGCAGGCGGGCCCCGACGCGATATCCCGAGCCCTTGAGGTCGTCGAGGATGCGCTTGAAGTAGCCCTTCGCCGTGCCCCTGACGAGCCCGCCCACGTTCTCGGCGACGAAGCACCGGGGTCGGAGCCCGCGCAGGATGCGGACGTATTCGAAGAACAGGTCGACCTTGCGGCGGGCGACGCCCGGGGTGCCGCTCCTGGCGTTCCAGCCCTTGTCTCGCTTGCCGGCCGCGCTGAACGGCTGGCAGGGCGGCGAGCCGTCAAGGATGTCGATCTGGCCGGCGGCGAGGCCGGTCGCGTCCAGGATGTCCTCGGGCCGGACCAGGCAGAGGTCGCGGGTGTCGAGGTGGGTGTGGGGGGAGTTGGCCCGGTAGGACCGCTGGGCCTCCGGGGTGAACTCGTTGGCCCAGACGACGCGGAAGCCGGCCATCCGGTAGCCGAGGCTGCTGCCGCCGCAGCCGGAGAACAGGGACGCGACGCGGAACCCGTTGGGGGCGACGGCGTCGATCTCGGCCATCGACGGGACGCGGTAGGGCGGCTTGCCACCATCGGGAGATGTGGGGTCGGGGGCGGGGGCGGGGTCGGGTCGATGGTCGGTCATGATGTGCCTGTGGCCATACGAATCGCCGGCCATCCCGGCGGCCATGACGGTCGGCGCCGGGGAGTCGACGGAGGACCGCCTGCCGGTCGTGTATCCGTTCGGATTGTCGCTCTCGAACCACGTCATTTCGGCTTGCCGGACCACTCGTAGTGGCAGGACGGGCAGCGATACATGGTCTCGATCGCCTCGTCGTAGGCCGGGAATTCGGCCGGCGACCCGGGTTCCGCCGGCGGCGCGGACGGCAGCAATGCCGCGAGCTGGTCGTCGTCCCAGCCGAGTTCGTGGACGGGGAAGGCGTCGGCCTGGAGGCCGCGTAGGATGTCGCCGAGGCGGCTGTGATCCCAGCCGGCCA